AAGTCCAGATCTACCTTTTCACTACCTACAGATATGGAACTGCTTCTCTTATAACTTTACTCTTATTCACTTGTCTTACCTATACGATACCAGAGTAGAGGTGTATATGAAAGACCATAAGTTCTACCCGGGTAGTTATTATGCTACCATCAACTGGGGGTCAAATGATCATAACACAGATCTTACACTAGCAGAAGACCCACTAGAGCATAAGTCTCATCATATCATTTTACTTGATAATGGTCAGATAGCTCTACAACCTAACAACAGAATCAAGTGGTCTGAGCCAAGTTTTGTGACCAAGCCATTCCCAGAAAGACCTGACTACTTAGTCAACAAAGACTATTACAATTGCGAGGGATTTGAAAAATGGAGTACAGAAGATTCAGATAGAATGTTTTATGATAATGAATAATTTGTATATTAATAGTATGAAGAAAATAGATATGGGTAAGTTTGTTCTGCTAATAGGTAAAGATGCTACTGAGATCTTTGACTATTATAATGTAGATCAGATGCACGGGTTAAACCGTAAAGATGCCCAAGCTGAAGAAGTTGATAAGACTAAAGGCAATGGTGTCTATATATATGGGTGGACTAATTATGATCCCCGGGACAAAAAGTTAAAAGCCAAAGCACCATATAAACCATTTCTATTTTTAAATAAGAAACACTTTAAAGGGACAGCGGAAGATATCACTATGGTAATGCATGAAGCTGTACATATGGGTATTCTACTTAATGGATATAATATAGATACAGAAGAAGATTTCCTATCTCAGGGAGAAGAATGGGCAAATAAGATTGTTAAGCTTTTAAAGTTGGACAAGTTTACCAAATAATCATTATCTTATAGTATAAACTAATAATATACATTATGAAAAATCCACGTGATGGCAAAGATCCAGATCCTAAAAAGAAAGTAGTTAAAGGAAAAAGATATCCAGGTATTGGTACATTTAAAACTACTACAACTAGAACGACTACTGGAGGTGTAGCAAAGCCTTACAACTATACAACACAATCTATGGATACAACTGGTTATTCAAAAGGTAAACAAACCTTTGATCTTGTAACTAAAAAAGGTACTGGAGATCAACTTGGGATTCCTAAAGTTCAAAGTAAATCTGTAAAAAGTGTTCCAAGAAAAGATGTACCGGCTACTTTAAAATCTTTACAAAAGAAAAAATCTGGTGGAATGGTTAAATCTAAAAGAAAAAAATAATGGCAAAGATAAAAGAAAGCTCAACCAAGCTAGAGAAAAAGAAAGTTTCTCGTCCTGGGGTTCATGCAAAGACTAAAACCTCTAAACTTAAAAGTTCTAAGAAGTACAAGAAGTTGTACAGAGGACAAGGATAGTACTTTACCGTTACTATAGATAATGTACCAGGAAAGCATACCGTAAGAACTGCTCACTAGATCTGGTCATTTGGTTAGCAGGAAGTCAGCATGAGATATCTAGTGCTGTATAACTGGTAACACCCCCCAGAAAGTTTGTCTGATCAACAAGTACTACTGGGGGTTTTTTATTTCAAAAAGTTTTCGTATATTATAGTATTAATATACAAGTCATGCAGATACTAAATTTCCTCAAGTGGTTAAACATAGGTAATCTTTCAGATAAGGTTGTTGGTGAGGCAATTATTATGACTGCTAATCCTATAAAGGATAGTAAGAACAATGACTATGAGGCATCTGGTATTACGGTATCTCAGTTACTTGAAACAGTAAATGGTATTAGTATTCCTAAACTATTTCTTAAGCAGAATCTAGAAGGCGGAATCTCTGTAGGGTATTTACCAAATGGAGAATCTGATATATGGCAACAGTATAACCCAAAGGTTTACTTATTCAGATACAGCAAGAAGAAAAAGAAAAATGTATTTTATAGAGATCCTGTAACTGGAAAAGAAAAAAGAAAAGTTAAAAAGATAGCTGCAGGATTTAAACATGTACCACACTTAGATGGTTATGCAGGTAAAGGTAAGTTCTATGGTGGCACAACTAAGTACCCATACAATACAGAGTTTGATTTACTGATTAACAAACCGTATATGACTCAACCATTATTTGGTTTTGACCCATATCAATTCTATGTATATAATGGACAACAACCATTACCAAAAGGACTTTCTGGTGACGTACTTAATAACATATATCCAGCAAATAGGAAAAAAGAATTTGCTAGAAGTGTGTACTTTAAGTTTGCAATAGGTATTGATAATCCAGATAAGACCTCTGAGTTTCCAGTTTTATTTGGAGAAATGACTGAAGTTCTACAAGTATTAGTGTTTAAAAATGTTAGTGGGGTAATAGGTTTAAGATACAACTTAGTACCAACGGGTATTAAGAGAAAATAATTAGATAGTGTTTTGGGAGATTCTCCTGTTTTGCACTGCAATGGCAACGGGCAGAGTTTAAAAGATCCTTACTAAGGTGAACTCCGCAAGGAGTTAGTGTCTGGGTGATCCCAGGTATGAGTCATTAAGGTATTGTTGAAGTTAAACAAAGTCCGTCCTGTAGTGTTTTCTTGTTTTCACTGCCCACGTGGTAGTGTATTCTCATTGGATCTCCCCAAACACTATTCAAATTAGTCCAGCTTAAGCTGGATTTTTTTATTTAAAAAACTTTTTTATATTTGTGATATGGTATACATCTATAAACCAATTATGTGCAAGTTGCAAGCAATTCAGTTCAATGGACAGAATGCAGATGAGATATTTGATCTTATTGGAAAGGATAATGGCTTCCACAGTAAGAGTAATGGGTTATGGCTATTCTTACCATACGGCCATAAGAAAGTTCATATAGATGATTATGTATTATTTACAGAGGATAAAGTAATTAAGATATATGATCCTATAGATTTTACTAAAGAGTTTGAGCCTGTAAAATGACCCAACAACAGTTGGACATATGGCGCAAACTAACAGCTGAGTCAGAATCTAACTTAGAAGCACGCATTAAATTTGATAAATATATGGAAGAGCAAGTACAATATGGTATAGAAGAAAGGAGATTACCAAGCTTTGGAGAACAGTTAGTAGGTATAGATCCGGATGTGCCACATGCAGATGAAGATGTACAGAAAGTAAAAGAATTAATGGCACAAGTAGCAGAGATCTTAAAGCGTAGATATTCTACAGATGCTAAGGTACCAGTAAAGAGTTTGTTGTTTGATCATGCAGTAGGTGAGATACTAAATGCTCAGATGGCAGTAGTAAAAGTAATCACACTAAAATAAACCAATGAAACTACACGGAAAGAGAATACTAGTAAATAAACCTGAGGTAAAAGAATCAGCATTTGAATTATCTGAAAAAGATAAAGCATTGCTAGAAGCAGACATGAGAACTAAGTGGACAGCACTTGAGATCTTTGCAGTAGGTTCAGAAGTTGAGTTATTTAATGTTGGAGACAAAGTATATCTCCAGATGAATGCACTTAACACAGCAGAAGTAATTGATGTTGAAGGAGCTCTTAAGCTTATGATCAGAGAGCATGATATTGCTATCACATGGTAAATTTTAGTCAAGAAAGTGAGGAACAGTATCAAAAAGTCATGTGTTCCAAAGAGGAGATCAATTCTAAACCTATTGATTATAGTTCCCGGATTATTGTTATTAATGATCCTATCAGGCCTGATCACTATGGTGGAAAAGATTCTACATATGAAGTTTTTAATGTTCTAGAAGCTTGGGAATTAGATAAAGATTTTTATCTTGGTAATGTAATTAAGTACTTAGCTAGAGCCGGAAAGAAATCTAAGACAACAAAAAAACAAGATTTAGAAAAGGCTTTAGTATATTTACAAAGAAGAATTGATTCACTATGATTTGGTTAAAGATACTTATGGCTTCCTTTGCAATTGGCACACTAGCTTTCTTTTGGATTGTTATTAATGCTATGACAAGACCAATATATAACAAGATGCATAACATATATCAAGAAGATGAGAAAGGTAGAGTCATTGCTAATTGGACTATAGGAGCCATGATAGTAGTATCTTTTCTATTAGGATATATGATAGGATAGCTTCTTCTTTAGTAACTCCTCTACCCTGTCAAGAAAGTTCCCAGTTCTATCTGGGAATTTTTTTGTTTATTAAAATATTTTTTGTATATTATAATGTATACACTTATTTATAAATCTAATTTTTAACACCATGGATATAGTTAATTGGTTATATTTAAAGACCAGAAATTTCATTAAACCTACAATTAATAATACTGATACAGATCTTGTTATGCTTGGAGCATATGTAGGACCTATAGTAAAAGATGATCAGTATGAGACATATGCAATGGGTGTTCAGGATTTTGCAGATGGATTATATCCACTAACTCCTAAATACTTACTATACACATTTGCATGTGATTCAGTTTCACCTGGAGACAATATTGAATATTTTATTGGTAATTCATATAATCTTGCTCCTGCATCTACTACTAATAATGATGGTAGAAGAGTTCTTATGGACTTTGATGGTACAATTAGTACAGTTAAACTATGTGTTACTGTTGGTGGTACAGTTGGATCTACAGAAGATGTAATAGTAAAACTTAATAATTCAACAACAGGACAATCAGTTACTGCATCAACTACAATTACAATGAGCAGTTCAAGTGCATTATTCTCACTTTCTTTTGCAACACCACTTACTGTAAATGTAAATGACAAAATTTCATTAAGTTTTGTAACTCCTGCTTTTGCTACAAATCCAACCTCTGTTCGTGTACAAGGTAATTTACTTCTTGAATACTTTCAATAATGGAAACAATTGGTACATATGAAGTTGTAAGTGTTGTAGTACAACATTCAGAACTTGGAGACTTAAACAAACAGTATATATATTACTATGATCTTTCTGGTGAACTGATCCTTGTTGAATACTATGATGGTGAAGTAAGAGAAGGTTATCTACTAAAATAATTTACTATGTTAAATAATCTAACAAATTTTTCAAATCTACTAGCTTCAAGAAGAGTTACTACAAATGCATCAGGAGATGATTTAGTAGTTCTTGGGGTAAATGATCCAAGAACTCCTGGTATTTATCAACCTGTTGCTATTAAAGTTTCGGATCTTGTTAGTGGTGGAGCAGGAGTAACACAAATTGTGGCTGGATCAGGTATTAGTGTTTCTCCAGTAGGAGGTACTGGAACAGTAACTATTACAAATACAGGAGGATTACCATCATTCTTAGAATACAATAATACTAACAAGACTGTTTGGAATAATGGTCAGGGAGATATAGCAACCAACACCTCTTTTGGAGATGGTGCATTAGCAGCGAATACCACTGGTATTCAAAATACTGCTATTGGAACAAATGGATTGGTAAGTAATACTGGAGGTTCTTATAATACTGCTATTGGTACGGGTTCTTTATCAGCTAATACAAGTGGATTTAATAACATTGCTATTGGTGCAGATGCGTTAGCATCTAATACTTCAAATGGTTCAAATGTTGCAATAGGTAATAGTGCTTTGTTTTCTGGTAACTCTAGTTTTAATGTTGCTATTGGGGACCGTGCATTAAGCTTTAACACTAATAGTGGAAGCACTGCTGTTGGTGCATATGCATTGTATTCAAATACTAGTGGTACTGGATGTGCTGCTCTAGGGTATAATGCATTGTATAATAATACAACAGGTAATTTTAATACAGCTGTTGGTGTATCTGCTATGAGTTTCAATACTATTGGTACTGCATGTGTTGCTCTAGGATATCAAGCATTAAGAAATAATACATCAGGTAATCAAAATGCAAGTGTAGGATCTCAAGCATTACAAAATAATACTACAGGTCTGGGTCATGCAGCTTTTGGATATCAAGCATTAAGAGATAACACAACAAGTACATATAATTCAGCATTTGGTGGTAATGCATTAACTGTTAATACTACAGGTTCAAGCAATACCGGTTTAGGTTCAGCAGCATTAGTTGCTAATACAACAGGTAGTTTCAATACTGCAGTAGGAAGAGCATCATTAGCATCAAATATAACAGGTAGTTCAAATGTAGCTGTTGGAGCAGAAACATTAATACAATGTGCATCTTCTCGTAATACAGGAATTGGAGCCCGAGCTTTATATTCTACTATGGGGGGAAGTAATAATGTAGCAGTTGGATTTGAATCATTATTTACTAATAATGGTAGTAATAATGTTGCAATTGGATATCAAGCTGCATATAATACTAGTGGTAATACTGGTTCAGTTTCAATTGGTGCTGAAGCATCATTAGGTCTTGCAACGTTTTCAGTAGCAATCGGTTATCAAGCAGCAAGAGCAGGACTTAATAATGGAGTTGTAATTGGTAATAATGCTGCACAAAATGTACAACACAATACACCAATTGCAATTGGCCCATATGCTTTAGGTAATGGAACAGGAACTACATTTAATAATGTTGCAATAGGATGGGCAGCTTTATTAAATGCTGGGAATAGTGGTTCAAGTTATAATGTGGCAGTTGGTTATGAAGCCTTGAGAACAAACATTGGTGGTCAACAAAATGCAGTCCTTGGTAATGGTTCATTAAGAAGTTTAACTAATGGTAGTTTTAATACTGCATTAGGGGATAGTGCACTATATAGTACTACAACAGGTGAAGGAAATGTTGCAATTGGACAAAGTGTTGCATATTTTAATACAACAGGAAGTAATAATGTTATTATAGGTAGAGGAGCTGCAACAGGTAACTTTAGTGGTTCAGTTATTATTGGTAGAGAAGCTGCTGCAACTGCAAATAATCAATTTGTAGTAGGTAGTTCATCTTATAATGCCGGAACAGTAACTGTTGAATCATTATCAAGTACTCAAACCTGGTCTGTTATAATTAATGGTACAGCCTATAAAATTTTGTTAGCATAATAAATATAATTAAATTTAACCCATGGAAAATAATTTAGCACCACATGAAAACTACACACCTGAAGAAGTTCAGAATCATATTGCAGCAGCATTTGATAGTGTAGATCTTATTAATGAACTTAGTCAACTTGAGTCTCTTACTGAAGAACAAGTTAGTACTAAAGATAGAAATGTAGAACATCTTAAAATCATGATTGCAAAAGAATGGTTTGCAAATGGTTTAACAGAAGAACAAACAAATATTATTAACCAACTCATTGCCTAATGACAAAAGAACAAGCAATTGAAATTTTAGAAAATGCTATTAATGCAGCATCATTAAAAGGTGTGTATACTCTTGCAGACACATCAATTATTTTACAAGCATTAGCAAAAGTATCTGAGCTAGTTGAAATAGTACCTGAAGAAGATAAATAGGTCTATAACAATAAGTTTAAACAAAATTAGCTCTGGAATACCAGGGCTTTTTTGTTTATAAGAGAATTTTTTAGTATATTATATTATACTATATTTATACTATACATAATGTCAATAGGAGATTTAAAAGATTACGGAAACAAAGGGAATAATTTTCCTTGGCAGTACAAGATGCTTTTAGGTCTTGATAGCATTAACAATAGTATTATTGCTACTAGTGTTTTAAATACTAATACAATGGCAACGGATGCTTTTGGTAGACAAAGAGTATCTAGCCCTCTTACCTTATTTGATTCATCACATAGATATAAAGACAATGGTCTATGGAATACCTCTACTGCCAGTGGTGGTGCTGCTGTATTCAGTCCTAATGAAGGTTTAGTTAATCTAAATGTAAATACAACAAATGGCTCAGAAGTATTACGTGAAACAAGCAAAGTATTTTCTTACCAACCTGGTAAATCATTATTAGTACTTAATACATTTATAATGGCTCCGGCCCAAACTAACCTAAGACAAAGAGTAGGTTATTTTGGTACAGATAATGGTATATATATTCAGTTAAATAATAATACACTAAGTTTTGTTGAAAGAAGTTTAGTTACAGGTGTAGTTACTGAATCTATAGTAGATCAATCAGCATGGAATGTTGATAAGATGGATGGTACAGGTCCTTCAGGTGTAGTATTAGACATTACAAAAGCTCAGATCTTATTTATGGATATTGAGTGGTTAGGAGAAGGAACAGTAAGATTAGGTTTTGTTATAGATGGTAAATTTATTCTTTGCCATAGATTTAATCATGCTAACTTAATTACATCAACTTATATTACTACAGCATCATTACCATTAAGATATGAGATAACTAATACAGGTGTAACTACATCTTCTAGTACACTTAAGCAAGTATGTTCAAGTGTAATATCTGAAGGTGGTTATGAACTAAGAGGTGCGCAACAATCTATTGGTACTCCTATTACAACTCCTAAAACATTTGCTGCTGCTGGAACTTATTATCCAATAAATGCAATTAGATTAAAAACTACAGCATTAGATGCGGTTGTTATTCTTACAGCATCCTCAATATTAGGATTAGGTAATGGAAAAAACTATGCATGGAGAATATTACAAGGCGCCACTGTAACGGGCGGATCTTGGTTACCGGCAGCTGTAGATTCAGCTGTGGAATATAATCTAACTGGAACATCAGCAACAGGAGGTAGAATTTTAGCTCAAGGATATATAAATTCTTCAAACCAAGCATCTCCAAGTGTCAACATATTAAAAGAAGCTTTATTTGCTTCTCAGTTGGAAAGAAATAGTTTTACAGGAACTCCATATGAGATTGTTATTGAAATGGCAATAGATACTGTAGGAGGAGTTTTAGGAGCATATGTTGCATTAGATTGGGAAGAAATAAGTAGATAATTAAAAAAATAAAATACTATGTCAGTAGGTAATATAAATTCATACGGAGATAAAAAGAATAACTTCTCCTTTCAATACAAAGTTCTTAAGGGAATTGCAGATTTGTTAACTGCAATTACAGGAATTACTGTTAGTATTGGTCCAGAGTCTAGATTAACTAATATTATTAGAACAACCTCAACTGGTAATATTAGTGCCGGAAAGTTTAGTGTTTCTATTGCTAATGTAGGTTTAGCAAATGGTACAGTAAAAGGTGTAACATTAAAACCAAATGAAACAATAAATTTTGATGCAGGAGCTTTAAATAACACTCTTGACGATATTGACTATATAGCCACAGGTACTGAGTTTCTAATTATTTATATTTCATAATGAGTACCCGCATTGGTCTGAATAAAGTACTTGGAAATCTGGGTAACACATCTATTGTGCTATCAACACCTGTAGTGGCTTGTTCTGATCCAGATGCAGATGCATTTTTGCTTGCAACAGGAATTACTAATACTACTACAGTAAATGCTATTTGCACACTTGTAACTGACTTAAAATCTGCTGGTCTTTGGAATAAAATGACTGCTATTTATCCATTTGTAGGAACTACATCTACAACACAAAAATATAATCTTAAAAATCCAGTAGATAGTGAT